TCTCCCTTTGGAGTCCCCACCCCATTTGGCGCTCCAACCAGTAAGGAACAATATAGGGTGCACGCCAAGAAACAATTGTGCGAGAGTTTCCAATTGGCGATCACAGAAGTCGCTGTGCAGGGACAACTCATTGGCGCAGGATTTACTATGTCGGGTATTGATTTAGTTGTAGATATTAAAAAGGGCTACAGGCCCACAAAAGCAGCAAGTGCTGTAGGGATGCAATAATGGATGCGCATAAGAAATTAGAATTTATACATAAGATGTCAAAACTGGCATTAGAACACATCCCTCACTTTGATGAAGGGGGTATGGCAGCCAGTGGCCTTGGTGCTGCGGGTACCACGAGTGCTGCGGGTACGGCAGGTGCTGGCCTTGGTACAGCAGGTGCTGGCCTTGGTGCTGGCCTTGGTACGGCAGGTGCTGGCCTTGGTACGGCAGGTGCTGGCCTTGGTGCTGGCCTTGGTACGGCAGGTGCTGGCCTTGGTGCTGCGGGTGCTGTGGCCCCAGTTGTGGGTGGTGCAAAAGGACTTAGTGCAGCCGGCACGGCGGCTGGTGGTAATAATAGCGCACCCGTTAGTGCACTAACTGGGGGTATGAGTGGTGCGGCTGCTGGTGGGACTGCAGGGGCAGCGAATGTTTTAACCGGCGGGGCGAGTCAAACAATACCCGCAGCAATCAATGCAGCCAATTCATTAAGCAACACCGCATCTCAAAATGGAATTAATGCTGGTGATCAAGGCATGCTGACGGGCGGTTTAAGTGGCTTGAAACAGGGGGGCACGTCGGGTGTCGCTGATGTACTCACCGGAGGTCTTAGTGGGCAATTGCAACAAACCTTTCAAGGTGTTGGGGCAAATACAGGTCCGACTAATCCGGGTCTAAATACCACATCACAGGGTGTTGTCGGTGGAATTAATAATTTTCTAGGCACAAGCAATAACTTTCAAGGTGTCGCAGCCCCTATTCAGCAAGGCACCAATGCCTCACAATTAAGTACGGCCTATGGCGGAACCCAAAGTGGTCTTACACAACAACAATCCTTAGTCAATGCCAATACAACTGGAGTTAACCAAGGATTGGGAACCCAAAATACCCTTGCCCAAAACTTAGCCAATGAAGCCGCTGGCCAAGGTCCGAATCCCGCGCAGGCAGCCTTAAACCAATCGACACAAGCGAACATTTCGCAGCAAGCGGCACTTGCCGCAGGTCAACGTGGTGCAGGAGCAAATGCAGGTCTACTTGCCGCTGGTAATGCGCAGCAAGGGGCCGCCACGCAACAACAGGCGGTCGGCCAGGCCGCCACCCTGCAAGCACAACAGCAATTGGCTGCCCAGCAGCAACAAGCCGCATTAGCCTCAACTCAAGTAAATCAAGGTGCAAATGCGATCACCGGTTTGAATACCGCACAACAGAACGAACAAAACATTCTTCAAAATGCCAATACCTCAGCAAATAATGCCGGAGTGGCCATGCAGGGGAATATTAACAATGTCAATGCAGCAGTGTCTGAGGGAAACCAACAACAAGCTGCAAATACTGTGGGTGGCATCACTTCAGGACTGAGTTCCGTGCTAGGTGGTGGGTCATCCATGTTGTCTAGTTTGTTTGCTGCTGGTGGACCAGTCACCGCGCCTCCACCCAATCCGACCCCAACCCCTACCCCAACACCGGGTCCAATTGATCCCGATACCGCCAAAAGTTTCAGCAAAGGTCTTCTCGGGTATGATGAAGGCGGTGAGGTAGATGAAGGGGATTATACCTCCAGTTCAGCCTCGTCGGGTCCTTCAATTGCTGCTGCCAGTGCTGCTCCATCGGGTGGAGCAAACTACGGGCAAGATATTGCCTCAACGAATGGCGAAAAGTCAGGGGGAAGTGGTGGGGGAGGCGGAGGTGCTGCTGGTCTACTTGCTCTGCTTGCTGAAGGTGGATATGTTGAAAAGTATTTAAATCGTGCCAAAGGTGGAAAAGTTCCGCCTCCCGCAGGAAAACAAGTCCCTGCGATGGTTTCGCCCGGCGAGCGATACCTCTCGCCGAGTGACGTTAAGAAGGTTATGGCCGGTAAAGCCAATCCAATGCAAGTCGGGACGACCATCCCCGGTAAAGCCGTAGTAAAGGATGATAGCCTTAAAAATGACACAGTAAAGAAGACTTTACAAGCGGGTGGTCTAGTCATCCCAAGACACATCACTGAACACCCCATGGCCCATGAGAAGGCGCTGAGCTTCATACACGCCAGCATGGCCAAAAAAGGAATGGTGCGCAAATGACTCCTTTAGCCTTCAATTTGAAAGACGCTAAGAAGACTGCCGGTGACAAACATTCCACCACATTTACCCTTAAGGGCGGTCATGTGATTAAAGTGGCGCATGCCCCTTTGCCTGCGCTCCAACGTAAAGCATTGGAACGCCTACCAGTCTACTTAGAGGCTGGTGGCCCTCCAGTTCCTCGCAATATTGCTGGCCCTGGTCCCGGTGATGCGGCAATGGCTTCTGAAGTGGCAGAAAATCAACAACAAGCAGCTGATGAGGCTTCTGACCAAGACGAGGAGGACGCTGAACGTAAAGCAAATTACGCCAAAGAAACTGCTCCTACTCCCCCACAAGTTCTCTCTGGCGCAGATGATAACGATGTAATGAACACCCCACCCCCGCAAGATCAATCGAGGCAAGTGCCCGTTGACTTAGGACAAACACCACCATCAACACAAGCTCCTACTTACCCACAATCGCCCTATGAGTCGGCCTCGTTGGAAGGCGCAATCAACTCACAGATGCAGGGTGTTGAAGCTCGTGGTGCTGCCGCTCAAGCAGAAGCCAAATCCTTGAATAATATTGAAGTGGCCAATCAAAAGACTTTAGCTGACGCCCAAGCTGCAATGAATACATTAAATACCTCAATGGCAAAAGATATGAATGATGCTGTTGACTCTGTTAAAGCTGGACGTATTAACCCCAATCACTACATGGAAAATATGGGTGCTGTCCAAAAGGTCGGGACAGCAATTGGATTGGCACTTGGCGGTTTCTCCTCCGCCTTTACCCATCAAGGCAACCCCGCACAACAATGGTTGAATGAACAAATTAATCGTGATGTCACTGCGCAACAGCAGAATCTAAACCATAAGTCTACTATATTTCATGCCTATTTAGAGAAATACCAAAATGCCCATGTCGCACAGCAAATGACGCTTGCTACACAACAAGCCATCACAGCAAGTAAAATACGTGCTGCTGGGGCTACCGCTGGTGGCGCACAGGCCCAGGCAAATACGCAAATACTTGCGGGTCAGTATGAACAACAAGCTGTTATGTCTAAGAATAATGCCCTTCTCATACATGCTGCCTCTGCATACACTAACCCCGCCCCAAATGCACCCACAAGTGGCACTGAAGCTGGTTTACAGCAAGTTATTAATGCAGCACGTACCATAGGCAATCCAATAGCCCAACAATTAGATGCACGGTATATTCCCGGTATTGGGATGGCTGCGCAAACTGCCACTACCGATGACAAAAAGGCAATAGCAGATGCAGGTGAAATGGCAAATCTAGCGAAACAAGCATTGGCATTGTCCTATGATAAGAATATCACAGTAAGAGGAAGTCCAGCGAATCAACGAGCAGCCGATCTACAACAACAACTGGGATTTGCTTATGCTCGCTCAAATGAATTAAAACGCTTTTCTCCCGAATTACAAAAACGGATTGATGCGGTAGTGATGAATCCTGGCAGTTGGAACCAACCACAAGCGCAACAGTCTTTAAAGGACATTCAATCCTTTGCGGCACTGCATGTTCAGTCCATTGCCAATCGCCTACGTATTGTCAAATTTGCAGAATAATTTAGGAGACTTCATGCCGGATAATGCCGATACAATCGCCCAACAAGTTACTGGAGTAAGTCCTGAGAGCGATGCTGCGCTTGACGCCCATAATGCAGCATTTGAAGCCCTGCAGGCCAAATATGGTGGCGTAGGCCAAACAGTTCTAGGTGGTTTAGAGGGTGGCGCACAGGGTGTCTTAGGCCCCATTGCTCCCGCCCTGGAAGAGGCTACAGGCCTCACCACCGGCAAGGATATTCGAGGACGTGCCGCAGCAAGTCCATTGGTTCATGGCAGCGCGGAAGCTGCTACCTTCTTGGGCAGTATGGCCCTCCCAGGACCCAATCTACTCAAAGGCGTGGGAAAAGCTGGAGAGATTGCAGGAGAAGTAGCTTCTCATATTGCCCCTGAAATCCCAAAGATTGCTGCCACCGGGATTAAGACAGGCGCTGAAATGGCTGCCCTCGCTACGAGCGATGAATTGACCAAAATGGTGACAGGCGACCCGAATCAGACTATTGGGACAGCAGCCGTCAATGTTGGACTATCGGGACTTCTTGGAGGCGTTACAGGTGCAGGTATTGGGACAGTCTCTAATCTGTTCTCCACGGGTAAACGCATGCTCACCGATAAGTTTATCTCCGATAGTATGGGAGAGACCGGCTTTCTTCAGCAAGCGGCACAAGACACACGCAATGAATTGGGATACCTCAACTCGAATCCGAATCAAGTCACCACTGCTGGGGCTGAGCTTTCTGGGCGTATGGATGAAGCGGCACAGATGACAAACATGTGGAAGGATATGAAACCGGAAGTGCTCAATAGAGCATTACCCGAACCTACACCCGAGAATACCGCGACGATTGATGCCCATGTTGCAGACCTTTCTAGGGAACTTGAGGGGAAACTCTCAGGTGCCCCACAGGTAGCACAGGATGCCTATCAAACATTTCAGCAAGAAAGTGGCACGCTTCCCCCACCTGCTCTGCCGGAACTCCCATCCATGCCAACATTGGAGGCAGATCCGACCATCTCTAAGCTAAAAGCTCAGCTGGATGCATTTCAGAATAAGAAAATGGTGATCGAAGCGGATTCCAATTTTGCCAGCAAGAACTTTGACGTGGGAGATCCCCGGCGCCTGAAGGCTAATGACCGTTTCTTCGCCATGCGCGATCAAGAAAACAAACTTCTAACACAATACAAAGCCGCAGTGGATAATGTGTCACAAAAAGCTGCTGGGGTGTCTGCGGTTCTAGAGACTCCTGCTCTTGCTCCACTGCCCTCGAAGTCTTTCTCCGAGAAGTATCTGGCCTTAAACAAGTTTAAACAAGAAACTGCCTCATGGGCCAAGTGGGCCTATCAAAGCCCCGAGCACTCGGCCTTGGGCCAATTGGGGCGAGACCTATCTAACCCAGTCCGAGCAATGCTCGAGGACCCTGAAATCTGGGGAGGTGCTGCCGATGTACAGAGAGTCTCCAATGCTGCCACAAAGGAAGCCATCGATGCTGGTAAGGCGTTTAGCCCTCAAATTACGACAATGGGTCAAGTGGACCCTGTTAAGGTCAATGCGCTTCTTAATCAAGCCAATGCTGGGAAGATCTCGCGGAAAGCCAATGTCGTCGGTGCATATCTTGAGAAAACCCAAGAACTAGCTGATGTTATTAACAAAGTGCATCTGGACAATGGCTTAGATTCGCCTTTGGCAGCCAAACTCAATCCTACCCCCACCTTAGACCATGCTTTGAACACTCCCCTTACCCCTGGGGTTAAGTTTGCTCGATGGGCCCATGCAAAGGGTGCAGAATCGATTGCAGGGGCCCTAGGACGCGCCGGAGGAGGTACCCTAGGGGGGGCAGCAGGGTTCCTCGCCGGACACCCTCTAGCAGGCACCTGGGCCGGTGAAAAGGTGCTTGGGCCTGTCTTCGCCGCCATGGCCAAGCCCTTCCTCGAACGTCCCATCAATGCTTTGGGTGCTAAGGCAGCCGTAGACTATGTAGCCCAGGCCTCTCGGGGCCTTTCAGCCTTGAAAGAAGGCGTTAGTAGACTGTTCACCCCAGGCGCAGAAATCCTAGGAAAACATACACTTCCCTCCCAAAGTGATAGAGATAGTCTACAGAAGTCTCTAGATGCTATGCAAGACCCCGATAAAGCAGTGAAAATGGCACCTCTATTGGGTGAATATCTTCCTGCACACAAGGATGCTCTTGGTATGACCGCAGGAGCAGCTACTACCTATTTTGCTTCCTTAAAGCCAACTAGCACCCAAGCGTCCCCTATGGATACCCCAACCCCCCACAGTGTTATTGCCCAAAAGCAATATAACAGGGCCCTGGATATAGCCCAAAAGCCCTTAATGGTGTTGCAGCACATCAAGGATGGTACCCTCCTTCCTGGTGACATCCAGACCCTTCAAACGCTATATCCTGCCCTCCATGGGGCAATGATTCAGCATATAACAGCAGAATTGACCAAGCCGGGAGTGACAGTGCCCTATGCGCAACGCACTTCATTGAATACCTTTGTGGGAGGCAAGCCATTAGACTCCACTATGACCCCATATAGTAGACAAGCTATTGTTAACTCCATCAGTCTACAACAACAGACACGCGCTAACCAGCAACACCAGAACCAACCCAAACGTGCCTCAGGCGTTATGCTGAAACAGATGAACAAAGTCAATGATATGTCAATGACCAAACTTGAACAAAGACAGTCGGGCCGTCGCTAATGAGGACTACCTGCCATTATTACATGGTGTTAGTAATCCTAACATTAGCAGCCCCACAAGGGCTTAACTCACGAGGGCGTTTAGAATGAACACACTAGTCAAATTTGTAGACCCATTAATCACTGGCCAATCCATGGCCGCAAGCTTTAATGGCACTCCCACAAACATTCAGTTTTTCAATGATGTCGGCATCCAACTTGCCTGGACTGGGTCTAATCCCATTGGAACCATTGGAGTACAAGTCTCCAATGACTATGATCCCCACTTTCCTGCAGGACCAGCCACTTGGACTCCTATCCAAAGCTCTCCGGGAACGCCTATCACGGTAGCTCCGGGCGGGAGTGCCGGAAATGCCTATTTCAATCTAGACGGTCTCGCGGCAGCCTATGTCCAAGTCACCTACACCACAGCGGGTGGGTCCTCAGGCGCGTTGACAAGCAAACTCACTGCCAAGACTGGAGCATAATATGTCTGATACCTACATCCAATGGCCGTCGGTCGGCAGTGGTGCTGCCACATGGGGCACGATTACAGGCACATTGTCAAATCAAACAGATCTCTGGGCACAATTACAATTATTTCCTACATGGTTAGCATCTTCTAGTAATTTATCAGCAGGCCAAAATTCAGGGTCTGCTATTACTACTGGAACACAAAATACTTTTTTAGGTGCAAGTTCGGGAAACCATGTTACTATAGGAAATGCTAATACTGGAGTAGGATATCAAACTCTCACAGCGCTTATAGGGGGATTAATTAATACAGGAATTGGAAATGAATCTTTAACTGCATTAACTACTGGTAGTGCAAATACAGCACTTGGAGATGACTCTCTTGCCTCAGTGGTAAGTGGAAATGATAATGTGTCAGTAGGTGTAGCTAGTCTAGCTCAATGTACGGGAAGTGGCAATGTGGCATTAGGTTATAATGCTGGATTTCAACAAACCGCAGCTTCAAATACGTTTTTCTTAGGTAATGTTCGACAATCTAGTAGTGCAAATGATGTAGCATATTCTTTAATGTCAGGAACATTTTCAGGAACTGCTGGATCATTAACTGGGCAAACTTTAGTAATTAATGCATTAACGACTATTGGGGCCACCGCATCAACTCCACAACATATTTTAAATACAGCCACTGCCACTCCCGATGGTGGAGTGGGTACGTTAACAAATATGCCGACTGGGATATCCGGGAACCCAGTTGGGTATATTCAAATCACCGTCAATGGCAACACACACTATCTTCCTTACTGGTAATTTACTTAGGAGGCACACATGCCTTGGACAATCACAAAGATAAACAATGCCTCTGGCTATATTGAAGCAATGAATGACGTAGGAGAGAGCATCTCCTTCACTGTCCCTAAAGGTGAGGATCGGCAAAAGCATTTCAAAGCCCAAACCAAACAACATGATCTTACACATGCCCCTAAGGAACCTACTAAAGTTAGAAAGTTAGTAGACTCTCTTACAAGTAGAAAGATGCTCGCTACAATAGTCGCAATTGAAACTATTGTTCTTATCCTAAAGGCCCGTCACTAATGGATACCTATATCCAATGGCCAGCCTATGGTGATGCGCATTGGCTGGCACCTGTGCCCACAGCCACAGACCTCCCAGCCCAAGGGTTTCCTGGGGATGTCATTGTTGCCAAAGATACAGGTGTTATTTACGTTTGGGTTGGCGGCATGTGGCAAACAGAGACCGGCGTCTCGGGGGTCACAAGCCTCAATGGCCTAATGGGCACACTCACCATCACTGGAGCGGGCGGCATCACCGTGACGCCTTCGGGCAGCACGATTGCCCTTAGCACTACTGGCCTTCAGACCACATTGACCTTTGCTGACAGTCTACTAAACACCGCAGGCACTGTCACCCTTAAAGGAGACTCAGCAAGTCCTGGGGCATCCGAATACTATGGCACAGACGGTTCCTCAGTGCTTGGGTACCACGCTTTACCCCTTAGCTCACCCTGGCAACAACCGGGCGGTATTGGAACCCCCATCGAGCAAGTTGATAGCACTGCACATGTAGAGTTTGCTCAACCGATTATTGATACTTCTGGGGTTGTGAGCGTTGATCCGAATACCCGTCGTTTATATGATACAAATGGCACTACTGATACCCTTCAATGGGGATTAAACACTGGTGGAGTGATTGCTGGTGGAGTTTATTTAAATGCTGATTCAAGCATTGGAGCAGGTGCCCAAGCACCATACTACAATGGAGCTATAGCGATTGGCCCCACAGATGTTAATGCCTATGGTTATGAGTCTATAGCAATAGGATCAGTGGTTAGCGTCTATGGTAACTTCGGTGTCTGTATTGGCAGTAATCTTTCATCCAACTTCGGTGTCTGTATTGGCAGTAATCTTTCATCCGCCGGACCAGGTTCGGTCAACATTGGGGATGCCAATAACAGCTATAGCTTTTATGATATTTGCATTGGGTACAGTCTTAGTGCCAGTGGAGCATACTCCACACTTGTTGGGTCTAATTTAACTGATAATGGAAATGCCTATACTACAGCACTGGGTTATAATAATTCTGTTGGCGCTGTGGGTATATCCATAGGGGTTAATAATACGTCTACTGGCGAGTATTCTGCACTCCTTGGTTGGGGTCTCTCCGATGGTGGCTATAGTTTTGCGACAGTAATTGGAGATGGCATAACTGCCCCGGCCCCAAGCACTTTAACATTGGGTGGATATGGTATAAGTGGCGGAGAGATTTGGATGACATTAGGCCATGGTACAGTGTCATTGCCCAATGTGACTACATCAACGGGAAGTGCGGCTGGTACTCTATCAAATGCCCCAACAGCCGGAAACCCAGCGGGATATTTACAAGTAACAATTAATGGAACACTAAGTTATTTGCCATATTGGCAATAAAAAGGAGACATATGTTAACAGACGCACAAAAAGCCCAAGTACGATTAATGATCACTAGAAGGCCCGATCCCACCTATATGGCCCAACTCGCGGCCAGCGATACCTTTGCCTTAAGTGAATTGGCGACGTTTCTTCCTAAAGCGATTGCTCAAGCCACTGCACTCCAAACAAATCTGACCCTCAATCAAACTGAAATAGCAGCCACATTGGTCATTCTACAGGCATCCTAATGAAACGAGTAGTAGACTTTCTATATGTGATAGCGCTTATATTCGCTCCCATACAGTCTACAGTGCTGTCTGTGATGGTGATGACGTTAGTCGACCTGATAACAGGTCTCCTGGCTGCGCGAAAGCGTGGCGAGGCCGTTACGTCGCTGGGGCTACGTCGCACTGTCACCAAACTGATGGTCTATGAACTACTCGTATGTCTCGCCTTCATCACAGAAATGTACCTAACAGGCCCTATGGTGCCCGTGGTGAAGATATTTGCAGGGTTTATAGGGCTGACTGAGCTAAAGAGTGTTATGGAGAACCTAGAGACCTTGACAGGCATGCCGCTCATTAAGACACTCATCGACAAATTGACCAATGTTGAGAAAACCCACGATGACCCCCCATCACCTTAACACCGGCAAATGTGAGCGATGTGCGCTCATCTTCTCACGATACCCCGGCTTTAATAGAGACCTACAGGTATGGTTTGAGACCTTCCAGGTAGCAAATCCCACGGCCCACATAAGCTGTGCAGGGCGTGGAAAGGCCGACCAAGAAGCCTGCTTTCTCGCCCACACGAGTAATGCTCATTATGGTCAGAGTGCACACAACTATAATCTAGCCATTGATATATTTAGGCTTACCAATAGCGTCGATGGGACACCTAAAGCAGATTATGATAGAAGATGGTTTAGTGAGTTTGTGGGACCGGCTGTGGCCTCGGCGACGATAGGATTGGATTGGTTTGGGGCAGCGGGTAGCCCCTATTATGAACTCCCGCATGTACAAATATCGAACTGGAAAGACCTTGGCTATCCGCTTGTCGAATAGCCCCGAACGGGGCCTAAATACCCACATTTCTATCCATTAATACCCGAACGGGACTCCTCCGGCAAAGGGGTTAAAAATGAAGGACAACATAAGATGCCCCTATCCCAATGCTATTGTAAATAATAGCTCGTCCTGTGTCTGAGGGAAACCCCTCCAAATACTTATAGAATAGACCAGCAAAGGTGGTAGTAGCGACAGCGAAGATCACACTCTCTGTCTCTGTGCACCCAAGTCCTTTCCGCCAAGTTTGATAGGCAAAAGCACTAATGGCAAAACTCATCCCAAAATGTGCACTAAAGTGGAGGAGGTCTGCATCATCTGCCTTGGCACAGTGCCCCACAGCAAGGAGCAGGGCAATGGTCATGACAATCAGTAAATGTTTCATATCCTTACTCATCTGTCACGGCACAATCTGCACCAATTGTGAAGGCACATGAACAATTAATCCCATCCGAGCTATAGGCACCAGGGGGTAGGATAGAGAGAAAGCCTCCATTTTGTGAGTAGACTCCGTAGAGGTTGTTATTGATGCACAAGCCATACTCTGGGAAGGTTTGTGGATAGCTTGCTTCGCAAGCCCCGCACAACTCTATAGGCTGCCCTACAGTGCCATTAACTCCGGGGGGTCCTGGGGGTCCTATAGGCCCAACCACGCCCGTCGCTCCTTGGGGCCCTGTAGCCCCTGGGAGGGCTATTGGGGTGGGGATCGGGTATGGGGTGCTCACCGGCGGGGTGAGTGTTGGGGAATTGTGGTTGGAACAGCTGGTAAGGGCTATGCAGACAAACCCGACAGCCGCAGTAGCTGCGATACAAAGGGCCGTATAAGCAATGAATTCAAGTATATATCTCATTTCTTACCTCGTTTCTTGGGTGCTAATACCTTATCCCAATCAGTCGCTGGGGTGATTACTAACTCTTGGCCAGGGCGAATGACAAAACTACCGCCTTGCAGGAAGTAACGAATATGCCTAAGAACATCATCAAGGCTTTCCTCGGTAAATTCATGGGTAATTTTATCTGTAGCACTATACTGTTGAATTAATGTGTACTTCATCTATGACTCCTTCTGCTAAACTGTTCTAAGGTTACAATACACGAGTGATAGGAAGCTTCATAGGCCGAAGCTTCTCCACGTGCGATCATTGTACCACGAGTGCCAACGATAATCAATCCCACTGCTAAGAAAACACTAAAAATAATATATTTAAGATTCATGTAACCTCCTGCACCCACCGGCGCTATTTTGTTGTTAATGCAATACCACCAATCAACCCACCTACCACCCCGGCTGCCACGTACCAGTACCATGGCGTATCGGATTCATGTTCCGCGAGGTTCTGTTTAAGAACCTTGACCTCAGCCTTAAGATTCTCAATAGAAGCATCCTCTGCCTGTATCGTCAAATGACAGGCATTGAGAATATCATCACAAGGCCCGGCGTGGGTATTGTTACAAAGTAGACATATTGTTAGAAAAATGATGATATAGTAACGTGTCATAATCTCCTCATCTTTGTTATAGCACTTTTCAGGATGATAAACCCTTCGGTGTTTGGGTCTTCTAATAAGCCATCGGAGACCCATGTTGCGAGGTAATAGGCCACCTTATCCTCCCGTACCAGCCACCCAATCACTTCACATTGCATTGGCACCATGGCTTGGGCATTAAGGGTTGAATGATCTCTAAACTCAATCACCACTGGTCTACCTAGCTTTGTCATAGGCCTCCTGTGCTTGTTGTAGACGTTTTTTTGAGGCCACAATGGATGCATCTGACAATTGTTGCGTAGCGTCCAGGTGCTGCATCAGGTAGCATACTTGCAAGTTGTGCAATTTGCTTCCTTGTCGCTTGAGCGCGAACACCATGACACCAAAGATTATTGCAATTGCGGCATATGTATATTGTTGCGCCGTCAACTTTAGAGAAACTACCCATTGTATCACCGTTGTAACTAGCGGTTTAATTAATATCATCAGACTCGTCAGCATGTCTACTCCCTCCATATAAGAATGCATCATACGTGAGGATCTCTTTATAAATGTCCTCTAATGGATGCTCATTGATATCTGACATTGTCAGTTCATACAATGCAGCCTTTGCTTCGGCGCGGGAGAGGAATCCTTTCACATATCCATCACAGACTGCACACATTATTTCGGTCCTTTCATGAGAAAATAGCCGCCACACCCTTTGCATTTCAAACGAATGCGAGTGATGACTCCATTAAGTCCGACTGCATGTTGGAGACCATTTTTGTTGTAGCTAGTGCTTTGGCAATGTGGGCATTGTCCGGTGGTGCGTGCTAGGGAAATGCCTGGCTGATTCAAGATGTAGGGCCGAAGCTTCTTATACAATCGTTCGGTAAGAACGACATCATGTTTATTATACCGCTCCATCTTGAGCATGGCCTTCACATCCCCTGCCATGCATTTCTTCCAATGATCGAAACCTCCGGTTTCAATCTTTTTTCCAAGGCTGAGCTTTTGGCAGAGGTCAGTGAGCTTATTGCTGGAGAATTGAAAGTACTTCCTTGCCAGTTTCAAAGTATCTATCGATTTGTTTGGTGCCGGGGGTAAGAAGCCAAACTCAAGGAATTTTGCTCGTATCTTTGGGATGTCAAAGTCATCTCCATTATGTCCCACTAAGAAATCATAGTTCTCATACATCTTATAGAGCTTCGCGACAAGTTGTTGTTCGGTATGCGTGCGTCGAGAATAGACAGTGACACCGGGCTTTCCAAGCTCCTTAAAGGCGAAGGAAAGCAGTTCCCAATCCCGTTTGATGCCAAGAACATTCTGGTTCCATAGACCCCAGGTCCATCCTTCAATCGCACTAGTCTCAATGTCAAATATTGCTATTCGCATATAATCTCCTCTAATTGTAATAAACGTGCCAGTGTTAGTTCCACATGTGTCCCATTGCTCTTCTCCCAGCCAGGCAGTAATGCGATAGCAGTGCAATCGCAGATAGCAGACAAATCACGCTTCATAGCTTGTCTCAGAAATGGGATGCCACTATTGTCCGAGTATTCGTGAACGTGTTCAAGGCGATCCAATTCAGCGGGATTAACCACTTCCCATCCTTTTCGACGAAACTCAAGGGCTGCCGCATCAAAGGCGGGGAAGTTATAGAATTTGACTCCTCGCATTGGGCCTGCGATGTAGACTCTTCCCTTTATCTTCATTGGTCCTCCTTTTTGAGATCATCCATTCGTGGTCCGACTTGCTCAAAGTGTACTAGAAACATTGCCTCACAACAAATATGGGCGGCATGACTGAGACCAGTTTCTTTATCAAGCCGTTCACCTCTTAGATAAGCCATTGTATGCCGAAGAATAGCACCCATAATACGAGAATAAGCAATACCATTTTCCCAATTGCGTGCGGCATACTTCTTAGCACCGAAGGCTAACACCTTCCCGACCTCCTCGAGGGCGTAGGGAGATAGTAGGTGCAATGGGAGTTTCTCTTGATCATGCTTTACTCCGATAGGCTTTGCGTCGTTCATTTTCCCCTCTGGTTTTGATTGTGTGGCATGCGGTGCACAACACCTGAAATCCGGACATGGGCACAAGTAGTCGCCGGGCAAATGTATTGAATCCAACGAAGCCTCTGGTAGTGGAGACAACGGGGTTGATGTGGTCAATTTTCTTATCTTTGTTACGTACTGTTTGGCTACCGCAAGCAGCGCACGCATAGATGCCATAGCCTCTTCTGGCAGCTTTTGCTGCCATGTTACGCCACGGCCACCTGTAGCTAGCTCTTCTAAGGGTCGCGATGACGAATTGCTTTCTGTACTTATCAATATCTTCTTTGGTGTATTCATTCCAGTCCTTTTTCATATAAAGATGCTTCCCACTAACTTATCCAAATATGCTTCATCCTTTGGCATCTCGAAAGTCATATTAACCTGCGCAATCCACCAACGTGCTTCCATATTGGAGACTCCTAGGTCACGCAATGCATAAGCAAGTCTCAACAGCTGTGGATGCCGTGCTCCATTGTTTGGCGCACTATTCATCATCACTCGCGGACAATCAAAAACACTCTGTCTTTGTCCCCCGGAATTCGGAATAGTTGGCATTTCTTGTTTCGTAAATGGGGGAAGTGTGAGACTACTTCCTCGAGCAGAACAGGCTTCCCGCTTTGTTCTCCCAGTACTGTCATGTACTGTCCCAGGGAGTCGGAATGGATGAAGGTGGGTGTAGATGCATCTGTCCGCTTCAGGAATATTAGCTTCCGCCCATTGTCGATCCATTGCAGGAAGCAAGTGACTAGGATGAGCGTCACGACGCACACCAAAGTGACCTCCTCTGCCTCCAGTGTCATACCCCACAAAGTCAACATTCATCCTCCTTAGTCTTTCTTCAACGGCTTCACAGGCGGTGTAATTATCAATGTCAAGCCACAGCCTGTCGGTCCAGACAACACCTTTAAAACCCGTCGTAGTTCCTGCTTGTTGTAGCGCTTGGGCCGTCCCTGCATCAACTCCATAGAGCGATGCAAAACCTGCATTTGGTAGTTCATTCCGAGATATAAAATTAGGCTTAGCCCCATAAGTTGGGCGAAGGCTATAAAGATGAAAAGTATCCATGTCATTTTGCTCCTCCCGGGGGTGTTATATTTGTAGAATACAACCCATCCATAACATTCTTAATCGGAATCGCATAGCCTACTGGCAACGGATAACTTGTTCTGACAATCAATGCAACAATATCGCCTTGTTTATTAAAGACACCGGCACCACTATCGCCTGGGATAATATTGCCGTTGAGATTGTACATTCCCTCAGTATCGAAGTATTTATAGATTAATGGAATCGTTTTCTGTTTAAAGTCTCCGCCTCCATAGACAACAGCAGCAAGAACTTCCTCATTGGCAATGGGGTCGAATGAGACTCCAAAGGCCACTCGTGTCCTCGTTGGTACATTAAGTATTACAAAGTCATGATCTGTATCATTATCACCTAATACTTTAACACTAGCCAAATGCTTCTGGCCATCAGTGAAAATTACAGTAATGTCTTTCTCCAGGTGTCTTTCATGGTAGACACAATGTTTTGCGGTGGCTACCAGGTTAGGTAGCAAAATGAATCCGCTACAACTATGCCCATTGGCAGTAATGTGTACCATTGCTGAGAGGGAGCTAGGAATTTCATAACGTGGAAATCGCTCAGTCCCCGACAATGTGAGACTAATCCCAAACAACATCACTATTAAGATAATAATTGCTATGCCGACTCGTTTCATTCGTCATTCCCTTTCAACCCAGCGAGGGTGGTAAATGTTTTGGTCTCTGCCTTAATCGTAACACAAAGGTCTAGGGTCTTATTGATGCTTTCAAGTGCCTCTTTGTACACCATCTTTGCAGTTTCCAGCTGTGCCACAGGTACTGCATTTGAGGTACTATCATGGCAATCGAATAGAACAGGATGCATTTCCACACCTTTTTCTGCCGCAAGTCGGTAAATCTCAAGGACCCACAAAATGAGAACGTCATGCGCGCTGCTTTGTATGAAGCGATTAGAAAGATCCTTGTAATTTGGATTGGGTACACGAATAATACGTCCAATAACGTTTCTAAGATGCCCTTGCTCACGATTCAACTCCTTTAGTCTATAGTTCATTTCCGCGACTTTGCGGAACTTCTTCCAGTACGCTCTAACATAACTATCAGCTTCTTGGACCGTTGTAGGGGTGTTGTCCTTAGTAAGATTCCGAGCGACAGTATGGCCTGTTCCAGTGTACTGGACGGCCAGCTGTATAACCTTTGATATCTTTCGTTGCCGGGCGAATCTTTCTTTAATGGCTTTTGTGACTGGTATATTTGGATTGTAACCATCGTGTAACTCCTTATCGTTTGGGAACAGGGTTAGGGCTAAATCTAAATAGATATCCCCGAGGCCCTTATTGAAGACTTTCAGTAACGCCGGGTCTTCCGAGTAATGCGCGGTGATCGTCGGTTCGATTGCTGATAAGTCAGTATGGAGACCGATATAGCCTGGATCAACTTTGAAATGGCGCATAACACGCGATTCATCAAACGGAGCATTAAGGAGATAAGGTTTAAACCCAGAAAGACGATATGAGACAGTGCCGCAGATGTTAAATCCCGGATGAATTCTCCCTTCTTTGATGTTGGTGAGATAGGGGCCTGTGAAGTTCGTCGTGAGTGTGTTCTTCGTTTCATATTCTAAATACTCCTTGGTAAATGGCTGTGGCATGCCTTTAATGCTGTCTCCATCAACTGCAGGGAGGCCAGACTCAGTGGTGTAGACAACAGGGTTATGGAGCTTACTGTAAAATAATTCCCTTTTGTCCTTGTCACTATTAATATTCCACCGTTTCCACTCTTCTGGGTGAAGGAGGTAACGATCTTTGTTATATTGCCTTTGATACGCGGCAATGCGGCGGTCTGCCCAATCACTCTCAAGTTCACAAATCTCTTTAGCGAGAGACTGCAATACATTGTCTTTTGCTTTTGTAGCTTCTGCTTTAAGGGCATCATGTTCCTCCTGCAAACTCTGTGTATCAACCATAATACCACGAGCTGTATTATTTGCAAGGAGAATATTATACGCCATCATCTTTTCTAGCATCCACCAGTAATCATATTGTATAAAAAAGGTACTGCACTTATTATATAGTTGTTCTGTAGACACTACATCAAGTTCTGCATATTTCGCTAGAACAGCTAGGTCTGCTAAGTAATGATCACCTTTTCTAAGATTACCACCTTTGGCTTTAATATGGGCTGCTAACTCAGTGTCGCCGCGAGAGGTCCACCCGAGAACCTCAACTTGAGCATCCTTTAAACTATAAGGGCGGGGCCCGGCTGGTGCAGCGGAAAGGTGCCACATCAGCCGGGTGCATGCGATCCATCGAGTTTGGATGCTGAAGAAAGAATCAAGCCATCCCTTGTCATAAGTAAAGTTGTGGCCAATGAGTTGTTGTTCGCTAAGGAATGTAGTGAGGGCAGTTTTGAGATCGGGATCTAATACTGACACAAAGATTTCATCGGTAAACACAGTAATGGGAATGTAAATAGATCGACCCTCATCGCACATCGCGATGCCCAATAGATGTTTTGGGTGTGTCTCAACATCGGCAATCACAATTGATCCACATTTATTTGCCCATTGCTCAAAGTTATGTAACGAAGTTACAATCATACTTCTTTGGTCACCAAAGTATCTAAGGAACGTTTTGCAAAAGCCACGGGATTTACAACAGCCCCAGTACTGATGTCGATCAATGCTTTCATTGCTTTGTCAAGTCGGTGTTCTAACTCTATGCGTTCAGCACGCATATCAACTATTAATGCTGCTGCATTAGTTAGTACATCTTTCAGACGTAATGCTTGTTCTTTAGTGAAAGTGATATCCATATGTCCTCCTAAAATTGTGTGTCCAGGGCAAAGCCCCTAAAGATGCTGGACACCCCACCTATATAGCTGATTTACCTTCACAGCCATAAGCCACAACTAACCGGTATGTGGCACCGGAGTGGTTAATGACAACGTTAGTCCTTTGGCCACACGGAAGCTACACGATTCTGCACTTTATCCATGTACGTTTCTTGAGTAATATAGACTGCTACGGGAACACCCGCAAAGTTATACATCTCACTCTCATCCTTTGGGGTCTTGGGAATCGGAAATGCGTTGATCTCATCGGAGGTCAAACCAAACGCTTGAAGACGGCGTTTGAGAGATTGTTCACCAAACGGCGTTGCAGTGAAGTTGCCATCTGCACCGAGCTTTTTGAGCACAATATTCTCATATACTTTGCGTTCAATGCCTTCCAGGGTATATGCAATCTCAACGCCAAAGCTGCCTGTTGAATACGAGCGCGGTTTGAAGTGTTCAACTACTCCCAGATTGCGTTCTCCTCTATCTTTCTTATTTGCAGTCGTTGTTAAAGGCTTGGCATTTGCTGCAGCCTTCCCTTTATTTGCCCAATTAGTCATTATTTTTCTCCTTCGGTTATGTGTTGGAATTGTGCTTTAACAGTATTTATAGCTGCCTGCAATGCCATTAAGGCGTCAGGCAGATTGGTATAAACTGTTTCCGTTTTGGTATAAGTCTTAATGTCCCAAATCTCTAAGTAAAACCCATTGTCTACTTGCTTTAGTTCAATTTGGTAGTGATTCATTTGGCCTCCTTTAGGTCTTTATACTGTTGACAAAAACTTTTCACACTACAATAGGATTCGCATCTCACGGATTCCCCAGGGCGGAATTCTATACTATACCCTGCACCTTTCTCCCCCAGTACTTGCTTTGCAGCAAGCTGGCTGTTGCATACGCGCACTGCGCGTGCCATGTCTTTCTTTTTGACTGCATATGTGTCAGGCTTTGCCCAACGTTCCTCTGCAGTACACACTGGAAAGGTACCCTTTGCTGCAGCTTGATGGAGCGCTACGCGCTCTTTGATGAACTCTAGAACCTCGGCGTCAGGGATTAATGGTACTTCGAGTACCATTATTTGATTTGTCGGATAGTTTTCTTCACGCCGTGCCATGTTTTTAGACCAATCTCTCAAAATAGCCACAATCTCCAGTTTGTGGACAGCTTCGCCATTAGCACGAAGAATGTGCGCATAGATATTCAATTGCTTTGCGAAGTCCTCGGTGACGCCGTCGCGCACTTTGTAGACTGAGGTGACCTTGTAGTCCTGTAGAATACCTTCCTTGGCGACAAACCTGTCCATCTGTCCGCCTATTTTCCAGCCATTGACCTCAATAAAGAGTCTACGTTCTGCAATGGCAGTTTCCTCTGCCCTCTCGAGAATGCCATGAATGCATTGACCCACGAGTGACCATATGCGCTCGCTAACGTCCTCAGTGATTGCGTCAGCATGCTGTAGCTCTAACGCACGCAATTGAGGTGGCTTCAGGAGTGATGTCACCGATATATCACACCCTCCACTGTCATACGAGTCATTCCGTACAGCCTTGACAATGGGTTGTGGTAAATTCAACTTATTTGTTAACTTCATCTATCCTCCAATGCATCCATTGCTTTATCAATTGCTGCACTTCCATCGTCCTCATCACCGCAATCTAAACAGATGCCATGGTCACGTTCATCGTGTGGACAACATTGTTGGCACTTCGGATCATCACAGGTATTCATTGATTCCCTCCTAAGAATAATAGCAAATGTTTAGTAGTCTGTCAACACTTCTTCGTTAATATTCTCATCGTCGGACCATGCAGTGTGGAGTGCGAATCTTCGGGATGAGTAAATACGTAGGACCATGTTTTCCTCTAATTGCAATCGATGCGGGACCCTGTAACGGGTGATTCCGCCGAACTCATTAATGGTTTCAAAGTTGTGGCCGTCGATGCTAATTACTGTTTCTAATTGGTATCTCATATTACTTTCCTCCAAATAAATTATAATGTAACTCATATGCAATCTCTGCGACCTCGTTAAAAGTCTCTACCTCAAGTGCCGTTGAAATCACCATGACTTTGGCAATTGACATATTACAATAGTAAGCCGTAAAGACTATCTTTAATGCAATTGCATTCGTTCTTGGGTTATCCGAGTATTTCATGTTTTCTCCTTGTTTAGAATAAATGTGCTGCACTATACAGACACAAAATCACGTCTGACACTCCTTGTTGGCTATTTAATTTGAATGTTCTCATATTGTTTCCTTCTTTCTAATTTGGCCATCTCAAGTTTGAGCATAGCCCATAGTTTATAAAAAGTCTTATAATCAGCAGAAGTCTCTGCGGTCTGCATGCTGTCTATTAAGAGACTGATTGTTTTTAATGTTATTTGCTTGCTCATACGAATCTATATTGCAACGCGAATGCCAATCCTGTTAATTTCTGGAGTATTTGCAATAGAAGTAATCATAAGCTTTTTGAGCTGCTTTCTTGATTTCTTTAGGGTCTGGATTTCTGCCCGTAATAGACACGGTAACTTGAATGTAATTGTCTTCTTCTTGCTGCTTCGTCCAATATTCATACCCACTGCAATCGTTCCACGCGTAGACTTGAAACCCTTTTCCTTGAATGGAATACTCATTTAAATCCTTTTCCATTGCGGCGTATTCTTTCTTGGACATATTGGAAGAAAAGGTATTGATCATCTCCGTAAATAATCTCGTTTCTTCTTTACTGCCATCGAATTCAAGGCTTGTTTCTTTTGCCAAATGTTTCATTAGTTCAATCTTCGTCATATTTCCTCCGTTTCAATGTCTCTCACTGAATCTATATTGCAACGCGCATACCAAGCTCAGCAGGCACGAATAGATTATGTTTTCTGTCCGAAAACAATACAATTATACAGAATCATCAATGATATTGCTGCTGTTAAGTATATTGACAGCGTTAATGTCTTAGGCATCGCAAGAAAGCATATAAAGTTAAGGGCTTGCAGCGTAAGTTGTGCTGCGCACACAATCTGTCAAACGATTATACATCTTAACTCATTGAATCTATTAGTCTATCTAAAAGGATGCAAAATATGCTATTGCTATAATCAATATTGTGTGATATAAAGATAGAACAAGAGGCGAGCATATGCGGTCAGCTTGACTGACCACGACAGACCTCCGGTGGCGGATAGGTCGGGCTAAGAGGGAAGTTAGTAGACCTAATAGAGTACGCATGAGCGTAGGCGAATACGCATATGACAGTTGACATGTCACTTAGCTCGTGATATACTTCTTAGATGAAGTTGAATCGGCGTCAACGCCGTGCATTCTCTGCAATCATGCAGAGACAACATAAAAGGAATGAAGACATGCGAGACTCTGCCACTATCCAACAGGAATATGGAAACCTATGCTTCAATGCAGGCGAATTGCAATTGCAAGCGGACGACATTAAGAGGAAGCTGGGCGAAACGAATGGCAAGCTAAGACTTCTTTTAAAGGAATACCAAACTGCAAAGGCATTCGAAGCTAATAAGAAAATATTAGATGCTGCACCTGTCGTTGAATCCCCTCAAAACTCACCTGAATTGACAAATGGACCAGTCACCACCTAAATTAGACCCATTATACACTCCACAGCGACGCTATGCAAAATATAATAAACCTGTCAATCTAGACAAGTATTATAGGTTGTTAATGAATGTTGTTAGGCGTGACTTTGAGCGTATTAAGCGACGCGGGGAAACTCGTATACTATCCACAGAACAGGCTGATACACTTGTTAAATATGTGAAACTAGTCAGGATGTTTATGCAGGATGAAAGCAAGGCATTGGAAGCGGAACTGAAAAAGGATAAGGGTATTTAATTATGAAACTACACAGTCTACTACACAGAAAAGTACCACTCCCCACCACACCTGAGGCATTCGACGCGCTAATCACACGCTTGGTTGCCCGTTATAAGCTCACGGATGCCCACCACGCAGCTGCAATCATCTCGGTGGCCATTAGACACCTGCCCAATGATGTAGACCATACCACAGAGGCCTATCTGATTGCTAACGTACGCAAGAACATTGCTAATCACATTGCAGCATCTAAGGCAAGTGTGTTGCAGCATGACGCGGAGTGCAAGCAATTGGTAGACTTGCTGAAGACTAACCCAAACAATATGCAAGCACGCGATGCCCTCACAGCTGCAGCAAGTGATGGCGACAAGGCGGCCATTGAAGCATTGAAAGCACTGGAAGAGTATGAGTCGACTATCTAACATTGGCAAATGGAATCCATACATCAAGGAAGATAGAATCATTCTTAGCAAGATGAGCAAGCAGGTGTATGGGATGCCGCTTTACTGGCGTCAGCTAATAGAAACTGGCAGGCGTCGTGGGAAGCGTATGCACAGGTATTCCCTCCTATCAGTAGTATATCACATGCACCTTTGCATTGCAGCAATGAAGAAGGACCCGCGTTATGCCCCGCAAGCCAAGCAATCGTAGGCCTTCGCCTACCGCCTCGCTAACCACACAGCAAGCCTACTGGTACGCTAAGCTCAAGCAAGATGGCTTTGAGGACATTGAGGACACGCGCAATCCGTTACAACCCTTGAAGGAATGGCACAACCTCAAGTGGTCTCGACCATCCGGGCCCTCTTCCTTGCAAGTGAGCACTACAATCGAGTATTATACGCGTGCAAGGCATGCCATTGCTTCACATGCCTTCGACCATCCCCTACACCTCAAGGTGTGGGAGTTGCACTGCGATGGCTTGTCGGTGCGTGCTATCTCGAAGGCAGTGAAGGGCAAGCTCAGCAAGAGTGCGGTAGCCTACCTTATCAAGCGCTTAGCAGAGGAAATCATATGAAGGTTACCATTCGCCCATTCAACCATGACACAGACGCAGGCTTCGTGTTCTCGACATGGCCTAAAGGTGCATACTATGGTGCGATTGACCCTATTTATAAGTCTAAGCGTGTGTTCTTTAACGAGATGTATGATCATGTGCAAGTCATGCTGGAGACTGCCCACGTGATGATTGCGTGCTTGTCTGAAGCATCTGACACAATCATCGGTTATGCTATACGCTCGGAAGACGTACTCGAATGGGTCTACGTGAAGGAAGACTTTAGGAAACAAGGTGTTGCGATTCTCCTTTGGGAGATGCTTGGTACTCCGCATAGGGTGAGGAGAACCACCATAGTTGGGAACGCAATCTCCGCTCATAGCGGATTGGAGGAAGTATGAAAGAAGACGCAAAGGGTATTTCAATTCACACGGCATGGTTCATACATGCAGTGAACAATGGACTTGATGTTCCAGAGACCAGCTTTGCTATCTCCTCACATAACAGTGGCAGGCGGGTGATGATGTTCCTCACTGCCCTTGGTTTGGTGTGCAAGCACGAAGGGAAGACCTTCATTGTCCCAACAAGCAACATTAAGTTCATGAATGTCAATGAAGAAGCATAACCATGCGTATCCCGCAGCATAAGTTAGACGCTGCCTTAGCAGCCCGCAAGCGCTTTGGACCTAAGCCCTTCATATTAGAAGACTTCTTGTTCAAAGAGCAGCTGGAGTTTGTGAAAGACCCCGCTCGCTTTGCCATGGCATGTTGCTCTGTGAGGGCGGGTAAGTCTGTGGCATGTTGTGCAGACCTCATAAACACAGCCTTGACGATGCCTGGCACTATTGGATGTTACATTACACTGGCGCGTAGTTCCGCCGAAAGGATAGTATGGCCAGAGCTAAAGAACATTTGCCGTACTTATAGACTGAGGGTGAAGGTCAATGAAAGTAAACTTAGCATGGTGTTTCCAGGAGGGTCTACTATCTATCTCCTTGGAGCTAATGACGAAAAAGAGATCGAGAAGATTCGGGGTCTTTCTAACGTATCTCTCGTCTACCTTGATGAAGCCCAACTCTTCCGGCATTATATCAAAGAGTTGGTCGAAGACATCGTCACCAAACGACTCTATGACACTAACGGTCGATGCCGAATGATTGGCACCCCGGGCCCCATCCTCGATGGATACTTCTACAAATCTAGTCAGTCTCCTGGATGGTCACACCATCACTGGGATATGCGAGCTAACCCATGGCTTTTAAAGAAGTCAGGAAAGACCCCCGATGAACTTATTGC